CACCAAAGTCGTTCCATCCGATACAATCGGCAACGAGATGATAGGCATGAACAGACGATTCGCATATGCGGGTTAAGACGGTATTGACCCCGATAAATCTGAATCTCAATGCTTCCCCACGACTGTATTTAAACATGGGAATCTGCAACACCGATTTGGTGATAAACCGCAGAACTGTTGATATGGGTCATGAGCAACGCCAAAGTCGTTGAAACAACCGATGCAACCTTGATTGGAAGCGAACCAATCATGCTCTTGAGCATCGTAGTCGGCACGACAGAACCCCCGCCAGCAGGTGCATTCACCGTTGATTTGCATAACGCCAATTCCGCTGGAGATACGCTGAACGATTCCAACAGGAAGGTTCGCCTGTCCATTGGGGCTCAATCCAATGGCTTCGCACACTCCTTTGATGGAGTCATGTTCCCGAAGGGGCTGGTCGTGAAATGCTCATCGGCTGTTCCCATCACGGTGGAATACGAATGACCCAAGCCCCGACCCTCATCCTGTGTCCGTCTGCTGAAAACCCCAAGCAATTCCGTCTTGGGATTTTCAAGGGAATCGCGATTGAACATATCGTGAACATCAATGCCGAGATTTTGGGCGATGCAATCAAGGTCGTCAAGCAGATATTGGGCTCAATCACCGAATTGGATTTGTCTGCGTGGAACGGGGATTTCAGCATGGGACACCTTCGGGTCTTGAATCCCGAAGCAGACGCGCCCCGCTGGATGATTGACTTCTCCCCCAAAGTCCCCGAAGAAGTGAACGCTGTGTCCATCACACCCGTTCCTCCGCCTAACGGTTTTTGATGGTGGGACAAAGTGAGTGGGAACATGGACAAAGAACCACAGGTTCGGGAATGGGTTCTTCCCGCCCTGTCATCCACCAGCGCGATTGGTGAAAAATTAGTCAGCATCCTCATGGCGAACCCGAATCAAGTTCTGCGAGCGTGTCGCATCGGAGAGGAAATCCTGTTCGTTGCTGTGGAGGGTGAGGTATGGAAGAAAGCCGACTGACAAATCCATTGTCGGTTGAACACCTCCTTCAAGTCCAAGCCCACTATCGCTCGCTTCGTGAATCGGACAATTTCATCAAGGAACTTCCGCCCAAGAGCGATTGGATTCGCTGGCGATACCTTGACGATGACATCAATCACAAATTGGCTTCCGTGAGGTTTGAGCAATCTCCGACCATCAGCATCCATGCGTACGCGTTTGATTGGAACGACCCGCTTCTGCTGGAGGGGCTGATTCGCCACGAACTCTTGCATCTCGTATGGGGCGCGAGCGAGGGTCATGGTGCGTTGTTCACGGCATCCGAAGAGGGCTGGGACAAGTTCCACCGCTACAAACGGCAGAAGCGGAGGTTCTTCTCGGCCTTGCACTCGGAATCGGGGCGAGAGTTCTCGTATGCGTGTGCAAATTGTCAGCGAATGGTTCACCTAAACCGCGCCCTGCGACCCAATTCGGCTTGTCTTGAGTGTTGTAAAGCATTCAACAACGGCAAGTGGTGTGAAGCATATACATTGATAAGGGTGGGCGACCTCCCGTGAGGGCATGAGTGAGAAGAAACTCGGCAAACGACAGCAGAAAAAATTGACCAAAGCCAACATCGGTGATGCCTTCATCCAAGCAGGGATTGAGGCTGGGCGACCGATTCATGTGGAATCCCGCACCGCTGGCTCGGTGAACTATCAAGTGGTCAAGTTCCTTGACGAAGACAATCAAGCAATCGCATCCATTTACGGTTCAATTCGCCACATGGCTTCCATTTGGTTGAAGGAATCGGCATTCCAAGACATCAAAGAGCATCTCCCCGAAGACGCTGTGGTTGAAGATGTCGCACCGTTCCGAAGAGGACTCCAATGGGCAGTTCACATTCAAGACCCGAACAGTTCACTCATCAAAGTCATCGCTGACCTCTCCGTTGAGAAGGCGTTGGAACGCCTTGCGAAGACCGAAGCCCGAAGGGAAGAGGATGCTCGCAGGGAACAGGCTCGCGCCGAGCGAGAAGCCAAGAAAGCCGAAACCCGCAGGGATTGGCGTGAGGCTTGACCTTCTTCGGTTTTGATTCTCGGCTGGGACTGAAAGTGGGCAAAATGCCCCCCATTCCATTGATACGACCCTAAACATTGATAAACCGAAAGCCCACCTGCGTAGTGGCTTCGGACTATTGATGCCCCGTCATATTGATGCTAACGAAGCATTGATATACCACCGATGCGTGAGAGGGGTTGAGGCGAACACAATGACGACCCACATGAACTATTTTGGAACTGACCAAGACTTGACACCAGCACAGAAGATGAACAAAGCGAAGAAGCACTATGTCGGTGCTTTGCATCACAGCGTCTTCAACGACCGAACCAGCAAGCGAATCATCACGAACTCGCCATGCTGGGACATCACCGATGGCGTGTCCACCACCGAAGCCCAAATCCTCGTAGCCAACAAAATGGCTTTGATGCGTATGGCTGACGATGGAAGCATTTGGCTCTCCGAAACCCTTCACGGTGCAAAGCAAAGCGGGAAGCACCGAGCCCTCACCGTGATGAAGTCGGGTTCTCCGACCACCATCTCTTCTTACAGCCGTTCCGCCCCTGTGGACATGAAGGCCGTTTGGGACACCTGCACCCAATACGCATACCGCTTCAACATGGGCAAGATGTATTGATTCCAACCAAAGACGAAAAACCAAAGGAAGTGAAAAGAATGACAACAACACCGAAACCCTGCAAAGCAACCGACTGCGTGAACGGCAAGTGGAAGGGCAAGTCCCGCTACAATTGCTTTACCTGTGGAGGCACAGGCGAGTTCAAGCAAGTCGCATCAGCCGAACATCAAGCGATGGTGGACACGATTCGTGAATACCTGCCCAAGCGAACCTTCGCGGTCAGCCTGTGCAACCAAATGGAGAGCAAAGGAAGCCTCTCGCCCAAGCAGATGCCGTTCTTCAACGACCTCTATGCACAGGCGGTCAAGGTGTCCTCTCGCCCTGCCCCTGTCGCTGTCGCTGTCCCTCCACTCCAACCCGACAACACGGGCTGGGATGCTGTCGTTGAGATGATGAACTCCGCCAACGAGAACGGACTCAAGGTGGCTCGCATTCGCCTCAACGGTGTCGTCTTCAAGGGCTCTCAAGACCGAAGGACAGGCAAGTTCAACAACATCGCTGTCGTGTCCCGACACGGCAACACCTTGCTCGCTACGCTTGACCGCACCAGCGGAGTGTTGAGCCCACGCAACAACCGAGTGGACTTCTCCGAGAAGGCATGGGAAGACTTCAAACTCAACCCTGTCCAAACCCTTGCTGAAATCGGCAAGAAGGAAGGGAACTGTTGCTTCTGTGCAAGGGACTTGACCGACCATCGCTCAACCGCACATGGCTACGGTGCTATCTGTGCAAAGAAGTTCGGCTTGGCTTGGGGCAAGGAAACCGCTGACGCTATTGAAGCCAATATCGCTGACCGTGTTCAAGAAGTCGTGCTGGAACTCACCGATGCTGGCGAATATCTCGTCAAGGACTCCGAGAGTGGTGAGGTTATCGCAACCTTCGCCAGCCGACGCGATGCACTCAAGTTCGCAGACCAATTCAGCGTGGTGGAGGAAGTCCAATGATTCCAATGGTCATCATCAACGAAGACAGCACGAAGCAGTCCATCTGCGAGCGTGTGATGCTACAACACGCCATGATGCTCATGGCGATGGCTGACGACTCCCCGATTCCATCCCCCATCGTGCTGACACGCAAGGGGTTGATGGGATGAACGCGTACCCGCTGGAATACGATGATGACGGCACTCCCTGTCCGATTCGGTCTGCACTCTCGCTGTGCGATGAACACATCAACAAAATGGGGTTGGAAGGGATGCAAGTCCTGTCCACAGCCCTCATCCTCAACGGATGCCCCGAAGAACTGCTTCCACGCACGAAGGCTGGGACTCCATACAAAAAGACGCACCAACACCACCCTGTCGTCAAATGGGCGAGCGAGAGCGTTGTCAATTGGCTTTGGCTGGTGAATCACGCTCTCACCATCTGTATCATGAAAGACGAGAGGATGGACACCAAATACGCCTGTTTGAAATCGTTCCAAGAGTGGAATTATGCCGAGTGCCTCAAATACCTTCCCCAAACCGCCATGACCCCATTTGCACTCGCTATGGATGACGAGTTCAAGACGGATGACCCTGTGGAAGCATACAGGGCGTTTTACAACGACAAACGCTTCAAGAACGGTCATAGACCCTCTTGGACTCATTCCTCGCCACCAGCGTGGTTTAAACAGCAACAGGAGTGGTTTTGATGCCGAAGGGTGCATACAGAAGGTTGGATTGGGACAGCATGGAACGAGCCGTTGCTGGTGTTCTGCAAACATACGAGGAACAGGGCGTTCAAATCGTGGAGTGGGATTCGTTCCGCCTCGCAGTCAAGGAACTCTATGTCATCATGGCTGAACACCAGCAAGGGCGAAACTACGGTCGTGGTCGCAACGCTCTCAACAGGTTATCAGCCCCGATAAGCCTCTATTTCAAGAATCACACGAATTGGAAGAGAGGCAAGCAAGTGTATCAGCGACCTGTGATTTGGGAAGACGGCACTCGCGATTCAGTTCGCGACCAACGCCATGTCATCCGATGGGTCGGAAGTCCAACGCAGACGCGCTGACATCCTATAAACATATTGATATTCCAATGTCTTGAGATTGGTGGGCAATTCTTCAAAAACCACAGCACACCAGCGTGGTGCGTGGTGGAAGACTTCCAACGGCTCTCACAGCAACAGGCGAGGGAGATTGCCCTGTTCCCCGACCGCTGGAGTTCTTATTTTCGCACGATTGACGGGAAGGCGTTCCGCTTGGATGCTCGCCCATACCTTGAGGAAGTGTATCGCCACTTCTCCGCCACCAGCAAGAACTCCGCCACGAAGGTCATCGTGTTGAAGTGTTCTCGGAAGGTTGAGAAGACCGAAACCATCTGCAACATTCTGCTGTACGCGTTGCTCAATATCCCGTATTTCAACGCAGTCTATACCGCGCCCCGCCAGCCCCAAGTGAGCCGATTCGTTGAGGAACGATTCAACGGTGCGATGATGTCCAGCGTGAACAACGGATGCCTGTTGAAGCAACGAGTCAAGTCATCTGTGAGCCACCAAACCTTTGATGTCGGTGCAAGGTCGCTGAACCACTTCTATGCCTATTCCAATTGGGGAGATGCTCACGGTCTGCTGGGGATTGAGGCTGACCTGTGTTGCATTGACGAATATCAAGACAGCGACCCCGATGTGCTTCCGATGCTGATGGAGATGCTCGCTCAATCGGACTACAAATGGGTCATCGTCAGCGGGACAGCCCGTGAGCAAGGCTCGGAGTTTTGGAGGCTGTGGAACACCTCCACGCAAGCCGAGTGGGATGGTGAGAAGTGGATTCACAAAGAGGCAGAAGCCCCGAACATCATCGGGTATCACATCACCCAATTGATGCACCCCGACATCACGACCGAAGACATTGAACAAAAGCGAATCACATACACGCCCCGCAGATTCGCGAACGAGGTTCTCGGTGAGTTCTTTTCGGGTTCAGCCAAACCGCTGACTCTTGACCAAGCCTTGACGATTATTGAGCCCGATATGGACATCGTGGATTCAGTCGTTCCACCCAGCGAATCGTTCATCGGAATTGATTGGGGGTTGGCGACAACCATCGTGGTCATGGACAAAGACGGCAACATTCTCAACGCCATGAAGGTGGAATCGCGTGGAGAAGACGACTTTGATGAAGTCGCCATCATCAAGGACATCATTCTCCGATACAACGCTGTCCAAGTGGTCTGCGACATCGGCTACGGTGCGAGGCAAGTCCGTGAACTCCAGCGTGAGTTCGGAGAGCGTGTGAAGTCGTGCTATTATGCGAGCCGACCGATGACTCCGTTTGAATATAAGAAACGGGACTCCAATCGCAACCTCATTTTCATGGCTGTCGTGGACAGAACCACATACCTTGAGCAAACGATTGAGGCAATCAAGAACGGTGAGATTCGCTTGCCTTTCAAGGACAGAAGGCTGGAGTGGGTGCTGGATGAGTTCTGTGCAATCAATTCGTCAGCCGAAGCAGATATGCGGTCGGGTCGGCAGATTCGTGGACAGCAATTGACCAAATACGGTCGCGATGGCGATGACCACGCTCTCCACGCTCTCCTGTATGCGAGGCTTGCCCATGAGATGAATGACGATGGTGGGCTTCCGACCATGCGAACCTTCGGAGTTTGATACACCACGAAGTTCAAGTTTATCAATGTTTGTTTATCTCACCATTTTTGCATATCAATATATTTATATGCTGACATGATTTGGGACATGGTGAAGCGGGTATGACCCGCTGACATGGTGATAACATGGAAGAAAAACAGGAAAAGGTCGCAACGCTTCACAAGCGATGCGAGGATTGCGAAAAATACCCCCGATTCGCTTCGGCGGTCGGGTGCTGGAACAGGGACTTCGTGTGCAATTGCACCGAAGGCAATATGCTCATGAATGGGCGACGCGTACACCGAGTTCATATCGGGCGATACGAAGACTTCGTTGGGCAACCTCCACGCAGGGCGATTGACGACCCCGATGTTGCTGACCCGCTTCCACCGAGAAAACCCTCGCTCTTTGAGTGAAAAAGCGGTTCTGTGATAAACCCCCTTTGTGATGGTTGAGGCATGGAAGCCTCCACGCTCTTGCTCATTCTCACGGCAGTCGCAGTCCCAACAGCCCTTTGGCTGTTTGAACGCTACAAGCGTGTCATGGCTGACGGCAAAATCACCCTTGACGAAGTGCTTGAGGAAGGCAAAGCCCTCCTTGACAAAGCAGAAGAAGTCAAGGAAGCCGTTGAAGACATCGTGGAAGAATCCGAGAAGACGGAGTGATTCATCACATGGCTCGCATGACAGACCCGCTTGCCCCTGCTCGCAGGGGGAACTCGTTCAACGACCGCTTGATGTTGATAGTCGGTGTCCCTGTGGTTCTGTGCTGGGTTGCTTTCGCTTGCTTGGTCATTTGGAACGGACTTCGTGATGACGCTGTGCTTGACCGTGTTGAAGAATACGGTCTGTTGCTCGCCATCATCGCCACGCCAGCCATGCTGATTCTCAATTCCATCGTGGAACTGTGGAAGACCGAGCAAGGCAACGAGATTCAAATGCAACCCGACCAAATCCGCGCGGCGATTGAGCAAGGAATCGCACAGGCTGAACACAAGCGTATGCTGGCTATCAAAGACCAAGAACACGCTCAAGTTCTCGCTATTGAGAAGGCTCGCCACGAACTGACGGGTCGTATTGATGGACAGCATCAAGACTGTGCTTTGGAAGACGACCCATCCGAATCGGAGGAATGAGCATGACCGAGAAAGACCCAACGCTCGCTTGGGTTCAAGCCATCCATCGCGACCTCACTACGCTCAAGGACAACCACTTGGCTCATGTGGATGCTGACCTCCAAATGATGAAGCGGGACATCGCTGAAATCAAGGAAGACTTGGCCGAAGTCAAGCCAATGATGGACAACATTCGTGTGTTCTCCAGCAAGTTCGGTCGGAAGATGCTCATGGTCTTATTGATTTCAATATCATTCACCATCGGCGCACCGATAGGAATGGAAACGCTTTGAAACCCAACCGCACATTGACGGTTCATGCCTCGCAAGTTCGTTGAGTGTCCCGTGTGCAAACATCAACGCTGGACAGTCGCTAAACGACCCAAGTGCAAACGGGAACTACACAAAGGAACACTTGACCCCGAACCACGAATGTTTGAAGTCCCGTTCAACGAAACGCCCGATGAATACACCATCTCGGACACCCCGCCAGCACGAAAATCACCAAATTGGTGGGAAAATCATCTTGATAGACCGAAGCATTGATATACCCCCACCTGCTGTCATGGATTGTTGGGGCAACAACCCCGACCGAAGCGATACCTCCCGATGCGAGTCGGGGGGTGAATTGGAAACACAGGATGGCGAGCAACGCCCCTTAGCAGACAGGTGCAACGCACCTTGCAGACAGGGACAACGCTCTCATCCCATACGATACAGGTTGAATGTTAGCCCTGCCCGACCCCAATGTTTTGATGCGACACTCGCTTCGGTGAGTCCCTCCACACTTCTTGGGCATACGGTAAGAATCCCCTTGCCTCCCTGTCGTGTGTC